TTCGGGGCTTGAGAAATCCGGTGGCAAGTCTTTTAGGATGTGCTGGAATCCATCGCGACAATCGCATCTCGACGGAATGAAATAGACCCACAATTCCAACCATTGCGGATCGCATCCTCTGTACTTGTGAAGCAAAGACCATGCAAACCGTCCTTGCTTTGCTGTTCGCTCGGCTCTTGCTGCAATCACTTGCTCTTGACTAACTGGTTGCCTTGGTTGCGGTTGTTGACCGACTAGCTCGATCTTGCTCGACGTTGGCACCGCTGGCGGTTGCTCGACGTAACGAGAGCCATCGAGGTTAATTTTCAAGACAGTGTTATTGTCCATGTTGGTGCACTTGTGCAAACGGAAGCGGATTGTAAACCTGTGCAAACTTGGGATCGAGTGTGTGAAATCACCGTTGACCAAGGACGCTCGTACAGTTCTTTGCAAACACCATCTGGAAAGCAGTTTGGGCAGTCGTCATAGAATCGACAACAAGCTTCATCGCAAGCAATCTCGGTGCATTCGTAAGTACGCACCCAAGGATACTCTTGGTTTCCGGCTGGCAGGCTTTCATACGGCACAAAACCACCGCCGCATCCATTCCACAAAAAGAACGGCCCGCTGTAAGCAGGCTCTGGAGTGCTTGAGCTTCTTTCGCCGTCAGGAAAATTGCACCCGAATCTTCCAGTTGTGTCTATGTATCCAAGAATACTTGCTGATTCGCCATCGTTGCAATCATAGGAAAAGTTTGGCGGATCTCCTGGGTTTCGGCATGATGTTGTTAGGGTAGTGCAAAGCACTTCTTCCGCTGGATCGCATGGCCCGACTTCCGTTACCGTGTTTCCTTCGCAAATTGTGTCATCTTGCGTGAATGTTACGCTCCTTTGTGTCGGCGGAGAAATGCAATAACAAGACAGGTAAAACTCGCACTCGTTGTCGTCGAGTTCAGTTGATGGCCCATAAATGCAAACTGACGATACGTAGCTGTAAGGCTCATAATCGCATGACGTAGAATCGCACCCAGGAATATCTGCGTTCTCAAAAGTCAGGTTTCCAGTCGGCATTTCATCGAAGTATTTGACTCGATCGAAATAGAACTCTCCATTGTAAATGCAGGCGTAAATTTCGTCCGTCGGTGGAGTCGATGGGACATCGCTACAGGTCATCAAAGCAGGTTCTGCATCTTCGTATGTGTAAAGCGGATTAGCTTCGAAGCATGTAGTGTTAACCATAGTTACGCTTTGCTCAATAATGTCTCGTTCGTCCATGTACACTTTAGAGACCCATTCATAAACGATTCGCGACCGAATGACGATCTTGCATCCTCCGGTTTCTCCCTCGATACCGGAGCAATCTACTTCCTCTTGACTGATACGAACCTTGATTTCCTTGACCCTTCGCCAGACAGCAAGAAAAGCATTTTCCGATGATGTTCGCTCTGTTGTGGTCGTAGCGATATGCTCGGAGTCTCCGTAGCAGCAATAATCCTCTGGAATTTCGTCGCAACCGCTCGGGAAGATTTCATAGCCGCGATAATCCGGGCTCTTTTGAATCCAATGTTGAGTTACGCAATTGTAGGACTCAGACGCTTCGAATAGCATCCCGCTACAAGACTTTGACCAACTTAGCGTTGTGTTCGGTGTGAACGTTTGATCATAGCAACATTCGCCAGACCAGCCGCCCCCGGTGTAGCCGTCAATCGTCACCGTTGGTAGATCCTCCAATGGCAAGCAATCGCAAGTGCAACAACATCGGCCCATTCCACCCATCAGCACAACTCCACAGCAAGCCACTTGGCATCGACCGGAAATAACAGCACAAGAGCCGCTGACCCAATTGCAACACCCGTCGGATTCCATGCGGTGTATGTTACGCTCCCCGCTGTCCAATTGCCAGATGCAGGAGCCTTTGCGGTTACCGTTCCGCTTGTGTTGGCACCGATGCCCGATGTTGCAACCGCAAGCAATGGAGTCTCGCAAGCAATGACCTTGATTAGATCGACCTCTTGCTCATCGTTCCCGATGAACGTGAACAAGCAACCCTTCGACAGATCGAACGATGATGCAACTGGCCCCATCCTAGTGCCGGTTGTGTAGGTCGATGAATCCTTCGTTGCTCGGAATACTGGCCCCCATTGAGCCGTTCCGATTTCATCCCGCAAGCACTCACCAGGCCCATTGAGCAGGAATGGCCCCATTACTGAATCGGTGTAATCGAATGGACGATCAACCTCGATGTACGTTGTCCCGTCGATCTCGCTTGCTCCGATCATTTGGATGCAACCGTAGGGAGGGATCGTTTCAGTGGACTTGTTGACGTAGTAGATCGGAGTCGGCGTATATGGCAGGAAAGCACCCTGAGACGCTGTGCCACTTCGCTCGAAAGCTTGGACAGCATCCCAGATCCTTTTAGCCTGCTTTGGCGTATACGCTCCAATCTGTTGAGCCATCTTAGCCCCTTGTGTCGCAGAGCAACGAGATCGAGTAGATCGCCGGTGTAACCGCTGTGGCCGTTGCCGCATCGTTGCTAGCGATGCTCAGGCGGACTTCAAGTAGATCGCCTGGATCCACGCCCGTAGCGTTGATCGTGAAATCATAATTCGCCGCCGATAGGCTGTTCATCGATGCCGCTGGAGTCGTCACAAGATCCGACCCTAGAGCCCCATCGGAGCCGACGTAAGCCTCAGCGTCGATCGTGCAACTCGTATCGGCAACGGTCGTTTCCATCTTGGCTCGGATCCTGAGTTGGATCGTCTGGCCGTCCTCGTAGTTCGATGGAATCGGAATGGACAAATAGAGCCTCCTAGTCGTCGATCCTAGAGCCTTTACGTCACCGGCCGTAATTCTGACCGGATTGGTTCCCCAAGTGCCTGTAATGATCCCCAGATCGTCGCTGGCCGGTGTCGCTGGTAGATTGGTTTGCACCGCATCCCATACCCGCGCCTGCGTCAATGGAATGACCGACTCAGCCAAGACCCGTTGAGCAATCTTGGTGAAGGCAATGTCGGCATTTCCGGCGATCGTGTAATTGGTGATGACTTCGGGAGGGAGAACCATCGTAATGTCTGGAATCGTTGTCATAGTAGTCCGAGTGCTCCGTAGGGAAGTGGATTGTAAATCTTAAACTCTAACCAGTGTGCTTGAACTTGCTGACCTTCGGTCTGTGGTATCTCGAAACCGTTCGCATCGAGCAACACCGGACGGTTTGTAGGCTCGCCGCCCTTGAGAGCTCGAACGATGATGTTTTTCTTTTCGCCGGGATTCGCCGGGTCGTCTATTTCAATCTTCTTGTAGAAACCTTGATGCCGCACGCGTCGATACCACGCTCGCTCGTTCGTTGTTCGGTAAGGATATCTGAATCGAATTTGCCCCGTTACTTCCCAATAGGCAAGCTGAGGCGTGACCACATTGGATGCTGAAAGCTTCATCAGTTTCGCTGTACCCGGTGGCCAATTCAAAAACGCATCGCTGTTGACCGATCGACGATACGCCGCCTGGACGTAAGGATTGAACATCAGCATGTTCCGTTTGATCGTAACCGTCTGATCGGGAAGCAACGTCTTAACGCCCTCGATGGGCTCGCCGTTGACCGTTTGGATCGGGTTGCCGTCCCAATCCTCGTCAATTTCTTCCTCAGTTTCCACATCGTCCCAATCTATTCGAGGTGGAGCAAATAGCGGGTTGTCCTCGTTCTCTGATGGCCCTAACTCGCCGGTGTAGTCGATGTTCAACTGCCATAGGATCAAGCTTTGCCGACTCAAAGAAAAGTTATCGGCGAAAGCATACGGGAAATCTTCCGAGAATCGATCGCCCTCTAGGATGCCGGTCGATGAAAAACAGTCCACCTCTTTAGCCTGTGGAGTCGTTAGGATCTGGAATGCTCGTTGAAGCTTGATCTGTCGCTTGCGAAAGTTGTCCGATAGCGTCACCGATGAAACCGGCTTAGACCACATTTCCGTCACTTCGATGATGTTGCTCACGAAACAAACTCCAGTTGCAGATTGTTCTCAGCACCTTGTTTCGGCATCGCTTTAATTGCTTCGGTTACTTGATCGAGTTTCTCAACCGTCTTGAGCGTATTGGATGCAATGTCTTTTTGGATGTCCTCAGATGCACCACGCATCACAAGCCGTTGCTCGACTGCCATTAACTGAGGCTTTTCGGAAAGCTTCTTGGCTAGTTCGCTTTGCTTTTTTTGCTTGTCCAATGCTGCTTGCTCTGCTGCGATCCTAGCTGCTGCATCTTCTGACAGCCCCTCTTGAACGAGCCTAAACCGATTCGCCGCTTCTTCGCCTTGAGTCAAAAGGATCCGCTGTTCTTCAAGTCGCTGAGTTTCGCTAGCCTGCAAGTCAGCAACTCTCTTTAGCCTAGCTTGCTCCTCGTCATCGGCTCGCTTTTTGTCGCCGGCATTTTTCTTGGCAATATCGGCTGCACGCTCGGCCAAGATGATTCTTTCGGCATCGATACCAACGATCCCCTCGTCGGCAAGCTGTGCCTGTCTTGATGCTTCGATCCCCTTGGTCAACTCGATGTATTGAAAGTTCGCTTTCTTGAGTTGATTCAGTGCCGAGTCTTTTATCTGCTTGGCTTTTGCTGCTGCTTCGTCCTCTGCTTTTTGCTGATCTTTGATCGCTTGGATCTGCAACGCTCTAGGCCCATAGAGTTCGCCCATTCTCTCTTTTTGCTTCTCAAGGTTGTTGATGATTTCAACCTGAGAATTTGCCTCTAGCTGTAGCTGATTGATCGCGTCGGTGTTCTCTCCAAACGGATCAAATTGAGACTTGAGTTTATCGATCTGCGTTAGCCTAGAGTGCATCCCGTCATATGCTTTGTTAAGCTCTTTCAGGATGCCCTGAAACGCATCGGATGCCGCTTGCTGTCTTGCTCTTGGATCGCGAACAAGTGCGATATCTTCCAGCGTGTCCGAAAACTTCTTGTTGGATAACTCCAGTAGCGATGCGGTAAATCTTTCGGTGTCCTCCGTCGCTTCGGTCAGTGCGTCCTTGACCTCCTCGACTCCGAAGATCATTTCGCCGATCGACTTGCCCAACTGAAAGGACATTACGCCAACAAGAGCCGCAAGACCTGCCTTAAATAGGTTCGCACCTGCCCCGCCTAGCTTCTGTACCTCGGCAAACTGGCCGACCTTCTCCGTGATCTGTGCGACCTGTTGAGCCGCCGACGCAAGCTGACCGCCGCCCAATTGACCGGCAAGAATACCGATGAACTCGGTTGACGCTTTAGCCTTTTGGCCGGTCTCCTTGATGCCCTTGACTGATGCTTCGATGTTCTTTGCAGCCGACATCGCCTGTGCGGATGCTTTATCCTCCGCCGCTATAACGATCTTGACCGCATCGCCTGCCATCTATGCTCGCTCCGCTTTTGCTCGTTGTTCTTCGTTCTTAAACCGTCTTGCCGCCTCAAGGAAACTAACCGCCTGATCCAGAGCCCCGCCCGCTACAGGCGGCAAGCCCTCATCGAACAGATCAACTAACTCGACGAATTGACCGAGACCATCGCAATATCTATTCGGGCAACCTTCGATCCGAAAGATGCCTTGATCGCATTGGTCGCATCCGCCGCCATTGCAGGATGTGCATTCGATCTCGATCGGTTCATGGTTCGTCCCTTTGTCCTTGCATTCTTTGTCGCTGCAATGCCGACAGAGCAATCCCTGCCGTATCAATGCCGCGACTCTCAGTCTTTTTTTTCGGAGTCGTCCATTCGTTGATTGTACGCGCACAACGAAAGCAACTCTCTGGCCTCACTAAACGTCAACAACTCATCGAGAGCATCGACGCTAAACGGTTGCCCCATGTTCGACCAACCACAAACAACTCTCTTTAGTTGCTCGATGGTTGCATCGAAGATTTCATCGACAGTCACGCCATCTTTGTGGATGATGTCTATAACCTCGAGCAGTTTGCGTTGATGCCGCATCGACTGCGACTTGACGCGAAACACTGGCCGCGATTCGATGGGCTTGTCCTTGTCGGATGCAAGCACCACCGAAAAGCTTTGATCTGGTTCCAAAAAGATTGGCATACTACCTCCTGATGCCTGTTAAGTTGCCGCCGTGAAAGTGATCGAGCATTCCTCATCAACGGACGAACCGTTTCGGTTTGCTTGCCACTCGATTTCGTCAGTGACCATGTTTTCTCGATCCGCTTCGGTTAATCCGACAATCTGAGCCTTCGGACAAGCGATCGTGATCTTGCTGTTGGTAGGCCCGTCGAGATCCCAAGTCAGAGCATGTTCGCTCATATCGAGCATCTTGGCGTAAACCGGATTTGTAGCAACAAGCTTAGCCTCAGGATTACCAGTGACCTTGATGAGCCTGTTGGTAATGAGCCCACACTTGAGCCCTGCGACGTTGCTGGAGTCTTCCCGAAGCATCATCGTATTTCCGCTGTCGAGCGTCATGTTCTCAACTGCAAGATCAACGCTGTTCCATGTCGTCGTCGATGATGCGAACCGCAATGGACTCGCAGTCGGATATGTTGGCACTAGGATTGCCGTATCAGTTGGCGATTCCCAAACGCCCATAAAATCAAACTCAAT